ACTCTCCTGGTTGTAATGGTTGTGCATCGTCTCGTACTCTAATTCCACGAGACTTAAATCCTGCTGGTAAATTTGCTAAAGTACCTGCATCTAACAATTGTCGTAGTGCAGTCGTAGCTGTTCTAGACAATCCACCAATCATATGGATTAAACCAAAACCATAAAAACCAAGTCCTGGTAAAAATTTGAAATGTACAAAATAATTAATTTTATTTTTCTTAGGATCATTCTCTGCATAGTTTCTACGAATTGATAAAATCTTTTTCGATGTTTCTTCTACAGTAATAATATAAGGCAGTTTAACTCCAGTGGGCTCACCATTTTGATCCATATCTTCAAAACCTTCAATGTCGCAATACGTATGAAACTCTAACAAAGTATAAATATCATCTTCTTTGGTTTGTTTGATTCCTTCGATTTCTTGTTCCTTTTGCTCGATCTCATCTTCGCGAATTGCAGGATCTAATAATTCTACATCAGAATAGAAACCAGATAATTGTTGTTTGCGTAAATCGTTTTTAGTTATTTTAAAAATATGAACAATGGCTTCTGCATCTTCTAAAGAAGTTGCGGAGTAGGGCACTACCAAATCATCGGCAGGTATAAATTTAGAAACCGCTCGCCCTAAAAGTTCATCGTAATAAACTTTTTTGAATGTCGATCCGCTAAGGGGAAGATAGAAAAGCATCTGATCGAATTCCGGTTCATATTCTTTCATCTGGTCCATTATTTGGTAGTTCATAAAATCTTTAACACGATTGGCTTGATCTTGTTTCTCGGTGCTAATGTCACCTAAAATCTGAACACGGACTGGTCCGTCTGCTGGTAATAATTCTTTATACGCTTGTGCTTGAAATTGAGTAACTGCTTCTGCTAAAACTGGATGAGTAACTCCGCTCGCTCCTCTAAATGGTTCTGTTCGTTTTACATATTTAAATCCTAATAAATCTAATCCTTGTCTATAGGTATCTTCCCAATCTTTTCTAGACATTCTGTATTCTTCATAGTCTTCTGATAATTTAATTCCTAATCTATTTAAATCAGTCGTATCAACATAGTCTGCTAAGTTAGAAGTATGACTAACAGCAGCTGGTTCTACTTTGCTAGGATCAAAAGAAATTTCTGCTCCACCATCTTCTGTGTTTAATACTTCTATATCACTAGGAGAAGTTGGTTCTTCTGGAATTACCTGGTCTACAGGATTTTGATTCAGAAGTTCTTCTTCCATTAAAGTGTTGGGTAATGATTTATCTATAGTTGCCATTAATTATTTCCAGCCTTTTTTAGCTATTCTTGGTTTTCCTTTTTTAACAAGACCACCTTTTTTCATATATATTGGTCCATAAAAATCATTAAAATATTCTTCGGGTGTATCATAACCAAGACCTTTACCTTCGGTCTCCCATTCTTTTTTAAGATCTTTTTTAGTTTTAACTTCTGTTCTTTTTTTGTTACTTGCTTCATCTTTTGGCATTTTTTTTCTCCTGTTTTATAAGTTTAACTTGTTTTTTGGGAACATTCAAGCCTTGTGGGTTAGGTCCTCGTTTAGGAGGAATAGTCGTGGTTAGTTTTTTTACCATTAATAATAGGTTCTTTCCGTTTGTGGTAAAGGCTCATCTACATAATCTTCTGGATGTGGAATGAATCCCCCTTGCCTAAATCTCATTATCGCTTGAGTCATTGAGTCGACTAAGTCGTCATTATCTCCATACGGAAATGCTGCACACTCCTCAATTACCTCTTCTGCAAATTTACTATCAGGAGCCCATACTTGACCAGATTCAAATAACGGAGCTACTGAATTTATTCTAGAATGTTTATCATTTCCTTTAGACGGTGTAAAGTTGATTACGGGTATTCCCATCTTACGCAGTTCATAGGTAAGTGGTAATCCAGAAGCTTTAGCTTCAATGACTACTGTTTCTGGTTTCCAATAATGATATTGTTCTAAAGCCTTTCTTCGTAACTCAGGAAACTCTAATCGTTCTTTAAAGGCATCTAATAAAATCAAATTAGGACCGGAGTCTGCATCAGGATAAAATACTCCCCACGTCGTAATGGCACTATAGTCGGCTGTTTCTTTTTTTAAGAACGCAGTATCATAACTTTGAATGACGTGCTGTAAGGGTGGTACATAATCCTTATCCCACACTTTCCACCATTCACGTTTAATGATGGATCCTTCTTCCGCAGTTGGATTTTGCATCCATTGCGCGTTCCACTTTCCTACACTAAGAGAAGCTTTGACTCCTTCTAATTCTTCTAGTTTCCAAAACTCTGGCCATACCGGTTTGCCAGATGGTAGTATTGCAGGAAACTCTATCACTTCCCATTTGTCTGATTTTAATTCTCTTTGAGATCTTAGTAATGCACCTGTTAAATCTTTATTGTTCCATCTCGTCATAACCAATACAATTGCTCCGCCTGGTTGCAAACGCTGACGAGGTCCTGATGTATACCATTCGTAGGCTTTCTCTAAAGCATCCGCGTTCAGCGCATCTTGTTCCGAGTGTGGGTCGTCAATAATCAACAAGTCCGCACCACGGCCCGTGATGGCCGAACCGACGCCCGCTGCATAGTATTCACCACCTTGTGCTGTTTCCCATTTGCCCGCGGCTTGACTATCTTCTCTCAAACGAGTTTGGAATATTTGTTGATACTCAGGCGAATCAATTAAGGTCTTTGCTTTCCTACCAAACCGAACAGCAAGTTCGGTAGTGTGAGTCGATTGAATAATTTTTAATTTAGGTCGTCTACCAATCATCCACGCAGGAAGTAGGAAGGATGCAAATTCTGATTTGGTATGCCTTGGTGGCATATTAATGATCAGTCGTTTAATTTTGCCGTTAGCAAGATCATTAAATTTATTAGCGATTTTTTGATGATGGGATCCTTCAATAAATTCCGGCCAGCAATGTTTGACAAAAGCCATAAAGTCATCGTGGATCTTGTTTTCTTTTTTCTTTTCTTTTAGCTTGAGATACGTTTTGTAGAATTCTTTACGAACGTCTGGGGGTAGTCGTTTTATTTTATCTAGGTCAAGTTCCATTTGAAAAAATTTTTTATAAAATTTTTTTGCAAAGAGTTTTATAACATTCTTTGTTTTTTAGGGTTGTTGTATATGATTTTTTTCTAATTTGCAAAGCATATGGAAAATTTTTATAATCTATTTGGCGCGTGTGAATGTCTAAATCTTAGATTATAGACTAATATTTAGTTACATATTTTATATTTAAGGTTATAGGGGTATTGTAAATACTTCGTATTTACTTTTATATTGAGACCCCTATCGCACAACCTACACGCACACACGCGACGCGATAGGCAATAAAAAACCCGCCAAGCGTGGAACGCGTAGCGGGTTTTGTTATTTAATTAATACGCTTGAATAATTAATCTGTCACTATTTGGTATTTCAATTACTGTTGTATGGTTTTGTAAATCTTCAAGACTTTCAATGTCTTGATAGTTTTCTTTTACATCTTCAAGACTTTCGTATTCGTCAAATTCGCAACGAATAGCAATAGGGTCAAATTCCATTTCTTCGCCCGTGTCTTGCTCGAGGTTTTCAAAGTATTCAAACAATGCTTTCGCCCCCTCATAGCTAAAGCCGTGTTGAGGTTGTGCCATTGTATTAATGAATTGATATTCTGTGACTGTGTCTTTCATTTTTATTTTCCTTTCTGTTTAGTGAGTTAGATATTTTATTCTTTTATCAATCATATCTAAAATAATCAACTCGATCTCTTTTAAAGTTTTATGAATAAATAAACCTATATAAACATTACAATCATCAACCTCATTGTAAAATCTTACAGATTTATTTTTCAGATTTAGATTTATTGTGTAGCCTTTATATTTCATTTTTATTTTCCTTTCTTTGTTTTGGAACAGTTAGGTTCCACAGTTATATATTTACCTTTTTGATTTCAACTTTGCAACCAATTTGCTTTATTACCTCAATCATATTTCTATTAAATGTTTTTGAGTTTGTTAACATTGCAAATCGTTTCGCGTTTTCGCATACGGGGTAGATCCTTTCTACCCCGTACACATTTTTAATTTCAACAATAATTGTTTTCATTTATTGTATCTCCACAATTAACTGTTTTAAATTTCCCTCTTTATCGTATTTACCATAAACAGGATAAACTCCATCGCCGACAGTTGTAGGAATGACAACTCCTACCTCTGCCCCGAATTTATTTAACAGTTGTTTGCTAGGATTTTCTAAACAACACATATCATCATATGTAATAGTGTCGTTAGGTTTATCCATTTTAATATAACAAGGGTCAGTTAATAATAACTGACCGCTGTCAACACCTGTTGATCCTAG